ACGCCCTCACGCTTGCGCATCGTCACCGACCAACGCGGCAAAGCAGATAGCGCATCGGCCACCACGGCCCCGGCGGGCATTAAGGGGGAAACGCGCGCCCAGGCCGCGCCATCATAGCGCCAATTTCCCTGCCGCCCGCCCATCGCGTCGCGGCCCAATGGCGGCTGTTCAAGGGTCACGCGCTCGCGCAGCGCGCCGGAAAATTCCCCGCTCATGACAAGCGCATCCGACGCCAAGGGGCGAGTAGGGCCGCGACCGCAGCCGGTGGTCCGGCGTCGTCGGCTGCATCGCGGTGCGTGAAATAATGGGCGGCCAACCGAACAATGCCGAGCCGCAGCGGCTCCGGCAGATCGGCCCAGCGCGGCGCAAGGCCCGCCGTCACCCGAATCCGCAGCCGGGATAGGGTCGTGGCAAGGGTCATCCGCACCCAGCCATCGCCCCGCGCATCAATATCAAATGCATAAGCCGTGCTGGCCAGGGCCTGTGCGTTGCCATCCGCCGACAAGGTCTCAATCAGGGTCAAAGCGCGCACGGGCGTTGTCGTCAGCCGCTGCCATTGGGCACGCGGCGTCAGCATTTCCACGCACTCGCGCGTCAGCAAAATCTGTCCGGTAAAGGCCTCGGCCAGAGCAACGGCCTGCGTTATCAGCGTGTCCAAAAGGCCATCTTCGGCCGCGCTGTCGATCCGCAAATAGGCCTTGGCCTCATCCCGCGCGCCCACCAGAAGCGCGGCCGAAATCGGGCTTGGGTCGATCATCATCTGTCCCCTGGGAGATAAAGGGTCATCCAAAAAAGGGCCCCCGCCCAAAGGCAGGGGCCACAGGCATCAGCTGGCGGCAAAGCGCAGCAGCTTGATTGCGTCCGAGTTAGAGACTGTGCCCCCCACCCGCTTGGTCGCATAGAAATGGACATAGGGTTTGTTGGTAAAGGGGTCGCGCAACAGCGTCGTCTCACTGCGTTCGGCAATCAGATAGCCGAGGCGGAAATTGCCAAAGGCGATGGACAGGCTGTTGGCCGCAATGTCCGGCATGTCGGCGGCCTCAATCACGGGATAGCCCAGCAACGTGTCAGGATGGCCTGAGACCAAGCCCGGCTGGAACAGAAAGGCCCCATCGGTCGTCTTAAACTTACGAATGGCGGCCAGCGTCGTTGCGTTCATCACCCAAACCGCGCCCTGTCGATAGGGGGATCGCAGCGAGTGGACGAGATCCACCAACCGATCCTGCGGATTGGCGGCAAAGGCCCCTGCCACACCCGTCGGCAGATATTGCAGCGTGCCAAAGGGCCGCGTGGCATCGGCATTGATCGACAAGGGCGTCGTCAAAAAGCCCTTGGGCCGGTTGACGCCCGTGCCATTCACATAGGCCGAGCCTTCGGCCTTGGCGAATTCGGTGGCGATTTCACTCGCCAGCCAGCCTTCCACATCAAAGGCCGCATCATCCAGCATCGCCTGAGTTGCGGCGGGGTTGGCGTAAAGCTCGCCAAAGCTCGGCACGACTTCGTTGAAAAGGGGCGATCCCGTTTCCGGGCGTGGCGATGTTTCCGCCACCCAGCCAGACGACACGCCATTTTGCGTCACCAGCTTGCGATATCCGGCGGTTCCCACGCGCACGACATTGGCGATTTGGCGTATGGGGGAAATGCTTTTGAGCAGGTTGTCGATGCTGGCGTCAATTTCACGTGGAACGGCAAAGCCGCCATCCTGTGGCGTGGTGCCGGTTACGCTCTTCAGCTCCGTCTCCGCCCCGCGGCGGACATAGCCGTCAATAAAGGCCTGCCGCGCCGGGTCGGTCAGGGTCGCACCGGCCAGCGCGGGGCGGGTCACGGGGCTGCGGGGCAGGTCTGCGGCCTCAAAGGCTGCCTCCAAAGTATCGGCTTTCACGTCATAATCCATTCTTCGTCTCCTTCGTTGCATCATCGTCAAGGGGGGTGGGCTCGGTCGCCAGCACTCGGGCCAGCGGCTGCATCGGGTGGGTCACCAGACTGACTTCGATCAGCTCTAGCCCAGTAAGTTCACGATATTGGGGGTCGTCGCCCCGGCGCGCGGCGCGCACGCGATAGCCAAAGGATAGGCCCTGTCCCGGCCGCACCGCGACGCCCTTGGCCCGCGCAATGATCCGCAGGCCCCGGTCATCTTCGGACAGATGGTCGACCGTGCCGATCCGCCGCCGAACATCATGGCCCAGCAATAGGGGCAGGCCCGCTTTGGCCGTTGCAAATGCCCCGGGGCGGATAATGTCCCCCCCGTGGTCGGGCTGATCGAAAATGGCGGCATAGCCCGCCAGCCGAATAGCCTCGGTCATTTCAGCATCAGCCCGGTCAGCCCCAGCTTCACCGCCAACCCCATCAGGAGGAGCGCCAGCGCGATCCGCGCCAGCCATCCCAAAACGGCTTTGCGCATCGTCTTTTTGGCATCGCGCCAGGCGGACAGCAGCTCGCGCAGCTCCGCCATATCCTTGGCGGCATGATCATCGGACAGGCCCAGCCGCGCCAGCGCCCGCGCCGCGCCCAGATCAGACGCCTCCTCAATCATCGCGCGCAAAGTCACAAGGTCTGCCCCGCGCGCATCTGCTTGGGCCGCTAAATGGATCAACATATTGCTGTTGCTCATGCCTGTGTCTCCAATCCCACCATCGCCCGCTTTTCATCGGGGGTTAGAAAATCGGCGGCCGTCACCTGCGCCCACAGCCGTTCGCGATCTTCGCTCAGCGCAGGCACCCGATCTTGGTCGACCCGCAGGCTCAGCTCGGCGAACCAGGGCCGCAGCCCTTCGGCAATGGCGTTCAGAATCTTGGCCGAGAGCGGCAGGATCGATTGGCGCCACAGCGCCCGGTGCGCTTCCCTATAATTGGCATAGGTCGCATCGCCCGGCAGGCCGAGCAGAACCGGCGGCACGCCGAATGCGAGTGCAATGTCGCGCGCCGCCCCGGCTTTGAGCGCCACAAAATCCATCTCTGCGGGGGAGAGGGAGAGCGCCTGCCAGCGCAATCCCCCTTCCAGCAACATCGGCCGCCCGGCATTGCGGGCACCCTGAAAACTCTCGCTCAATTCCGCGCGCAGCCGATCAAACTGATCGGCGGACAGCGCTTCTTTCGCCTCATGCACCAACGCGCCAGAGGGGCGGGCCGCATTATCGAGCAGCGCCTTGTTCCAACGCGCGGCGGCATTGTGGATCGCCATCGGCCCGGCGGCTGCATCCAAACAACCCAATCCATAATGGTCATCCAGCGGATGGTGCGCGCGAATATGCACCACGGCGTCGGCCGGCAGTGTGGTCGCCGTCTCCCCTGCGCGATAGCGATAGGCCATGGGCCAGCCGCGCGTGTCCGCCTCAACGCTCACCCGTTCGGGGCGCAGCGCAAAAAGCTCGGCCGGGCGGCCATTGGCATCGCTCAGCATCTGCACATAGCCATTGCCATGCAGCAGCACATTGGTCGCCAGCGTCTCCAACAATGCCTGCCCGCCCGATGTCGCCGCAACCAGCGCGCCTGCCTCTGGGTCAGAGGCCGCAACCGTCACCGACGCCACCCCTTCTGCCACCAGCCGCACCGCCCGCTGGGCAATGGCATTGCTCAGATACAGCTCGCGGAGCTGCGCCTCATAGGCACGTGGCCATTCGCCGCCCGTCCAAGAAGAAAAGGCACGCGAAAGCGCCGGACGCGCCGCCGCACGCCCGGACTGTGTCCAGCCAAAGAGTTTCATTTATATCTCCTGAAAATTGGGGGAGGTCGCCCCCACCCGTCCTTCCCGCACAGTCGGGAGGGCGCACCCATCTACTCCCCTCCCGCAAGCGGGAGGGGCACCCCCTTTATTCCCCTCCCGCAAGCGGGAGGGGCACCACTTTTATTCCCCTCCCGCAAGCGGGAGGGGCAGGGGGAGGGCTAACCCCACCCCAATCCAATCCCGCGCAACGACGCAAAGACCGCAGAGAGAACACGTGCTCCGGCGCAGGCCGGAGCCCAGACAGGCCCTTAACAGGTTAACCCCGCCCAACGAACAAGGCCCAGCCGTCCTCCGCGCCTCTGCGCGCTCCACCACCCGTCATTCCCGCGCAGGCGGGAATCCATCAACATCGCCGCCGCCAGATAAAGACCAAAGGCCGTCAGCCACGGGGTAATGGATTCCCGCCTACGCGGGAATGACGTTGGGCGAGTTCCACCCAAATTCATCCCGCGCAAAGATGCAAAGACCGCAGAGAGAACACGTGCTCCGGCAAAGGCCGGAGCCCAGACAAGCCCTTAACAGCTTAACCCCGCCCAACGGACAAGGCCCAGCCGTCCTCCGCGCCTCTGCGCGCTCCACCACCCGTCATTCCCGCGCAGGCGGGAATCCATCAGCATCGCCCCCCCAGATAAAGACCAAAGTCCGTCAGCCACGGGGTAATGGATTCCCGCCT